AGGTGCAGCGTGGCTGACGAGGACGTGTACGTGGACGAGCTCGGGCGCCGCCGGATCGGGCCCACCCCGCTCCCGCGCCCCGAGCGGACGCCGGGCCAGCCGGCGCCGTACGTCTCGCCGATCTGGCCGCCACCCGGGGACCCGCAGGCGGCGCACCGGCCGGAGTGCGGGCGGGGCGGGCGGGGCTGCGTCTGCCCGCGGGGCGTGGTCCCGTTCCCGGGAGGTGGTCGTGGGTGAGCTGCGCCTGCTGATCCCGCTGGCCGAGGTGCCGGGGCTCGATCCCGTGGGGCTGCGGCTGTACGGCCACCGTGGCGGGCTGCTCGGGCTAGCGCTCGCGGCGAACCCGCTGATGTACTACCCGTACGACCACCAGCGGCCGATCATCGGCGATCCGACCGTCTGCCATGCTTCCACCGCCGATAGCGCGGCGCGGGACCGCCTCCTACACTGGCTCGCCGACTCTGTCGGGATCTACACCCGCAACCACATCCGCACCGGCGTGCTCGAGCGGGGGTGCTCCGCGCCCGCGTGGTGGCCGTCCCAGGTCGGCGGCTGGTACCTCGGCGCGTTCGGATCTCCGGTGCACTTCGGGCCCACGCCGCGCACCATGATGGTCGGCTACAGGCGGGTCGACACCGTCTACGTCGTGCCTGCACTCGACGGGCTCGACCGGCCCATCGAGACCCGCGTGGTCCCGGGCACCGCGGGCCTGTACTACGACTTCTGGGCCGGTGAGCGGCTGCCCGACGGCAGCTGCGAGAGCGCCGCGCTCGCCCTCGCCGCTGTGGTCCGCCACGTCGGCCTGGTGCAGCCGTGACACGCACCGGCGCCGGCGATCCGCGGCTGCACGTGGGGGCGCACCGGCCGGAGTGCGGGCGGGGCGGGCGGGGCTGCGTCCGGTGGCCCGGCGTTCCGCCGGTGGGCGTGGAGGACGAGATGGACCGAGCGACAGAGGCGACGATCGAGCAGAGGGCGGCGTGGGAGGCGTACAGCAGAGGGGAGCCGGTCTCGGACCGGCACCTGAACGCAATCGCCGAGGGCGACCGAGCGATCGCACGGATGGGCGACCGCCCGACGCAGGCGTCGATCGACGCCGTCTGGCGTAGGGGGGTCGACTCGGTCCTGGGTCGTCGCGTGACCCGGTCCTGGGTCGTCGCGTGACCCGGTCCTGGGTCGTCGCGTGACCCGTCTCGGGCGCCCGCCCAGCGCCGCGGTCGCCGCGGTCGCGCCGAGCCCCGTCCAGGTCGCGGCGGGCCGGCTATTCGAGCTGTGCGCGGCCGAGCTCCTCGAGCGGGGCGACCGCCCGACGCAGGGCCGCGTCGCCGAGATCCTCGGCGCTCGGCCGAGCCAGTTATCGGACGTGCGGTGGGGCCGGCAGGGCTCGCTCGACCTGCTGGCCCGGTGGGTCGAGCGGTGGGAGGCCGCCGGGTACGGGAGGCTCCGGCTCGTCGTCGAGCCGGGCGAGGCGAGGGTCGAGCGGGTCGACGGGGCGCCCGGGCGCCCCGCGGGTTATACCTCCCGGGAGGGGGCCCGCGGGGGCCCCGTGGGGGCCCCGTGAAACTGACCGAAGCCGCGTTTGCCGCGCAATGGCCGCTTGCTGGCCACCTCGTCAAGGTCACGGCCGCTCGGGAGGCGGCCGAGGATAAAGGCAGCTGGACGGCGGTATCGTCGATGCTCCGCCAGGAGGGCGAGCTGGTCGCCCAGCGCGCGGCGGACTACGCGGCCCACTGCGCGGACGAGGACCGGGCCCTGGATCAGGGCGACCTCGTTGCCGCGACGGCACGCAAGATCCTCGGTCTCCCTGACGCAGTCCAGGACGAGATCCTGACCGCCCTGGGCTGGTGACCCGTGGCGGCTCGCCGCCGGGCCCCGCTGGCCCCGGTCCGCCCGGCGGACCCCCTGGACGCGCTGTGTGCGTATACCGCCGCGCGGCCGCTCCTGTCCGTCCGGTGGACGCCGCCGCAACACGAATTCCTGGCTTGCGACGCGCCGCGCAAACTACTGCGCGCCGGTAACCAGATCGGCAAGACCTGGGCAGGTCTTGCCGAAGTGATCTACCGGGCCCTCGGGACCCACCCGTACCTAAAAACCAGACCACCCCCGGTGGAGATCTGGGTCGTCTGTACGACCTGGCCCCAATCCGTGGGAGTCATGAAGAAGTTTTGGGAACTCGTCCCGAAAGACGCGGTCCGAAGCCCACAAAGCTTCGACCCTCGCTACGGGTTCGGGAAGGACAACCCTGCGGTCGTTTTCCGGAACGGCAGTATCGTTCGGTTCAGGACGACGAACCAGGGCGCAGAGGCTCTCGCGGGCGCTACGATCGACTTCGTACTGATTGACGAGCCGACAGACGAGGACATCTACCGCGAGCTAGATCGGCGCCTCACCCGGACCGCCGGGGCCCTCGCCCTCACCTTGACGCCCGTGAACCGGCCGACGGAGTACCTCCGGGCTCTCACGGAGAGTGGGTGTGTTGCCGACCTGCACCACCGAATGACGCCCGACGCCTTCGTGCCCCTCGGATCCCGCGGGCCGCTCACGCTCCCCGACGGCACGCCCCTCGACGCGGCCTGGATTGCCGCGCAGAGAAAACTGGTGCTCCCTCGCTACGAGCCCGTCGTGATCGACGGGGAGTGGGAGTGCCGCGTAGGCGAGGCCGTATTCCCGGCGTTCGACCGACGGAGTCACGTAAAGGACGTCCGGGCCGCGGGGTATCGCCTCCACGTCGGGTGGGACCACGGGGAGGGCGACTATCGCGAGGTCGCGGTCCTGGTGGGGGTCGACTGCGACGGGCCGCACCCGCGGGTCGCAGTCCTGGCAGAGTACGCGGGTGACGGTCTGTCTACGCCCGACGTCGACGCGGAGGGCGTCATCGACGCGCTCGCGGCGGCGGGGGTCGAGTGGGGTCAGCTCCGCGGCTCGATCGGCGACAAGCCGACGCAAGGCCGGCTCTCGCGCCGGTCGAACGCGGATCTCGAGAGGGCCCTCGCCCGGGAGATCCGTCGACGTGGGGGCTCGGCGACCGACGCGATCCGCCCGCCGATCGCGCAGGCTAAGACCGGCCGGGGGGGCGGGGCCGGCTCCCTGTGGCGCGGCGCGGAATGGTTGCATCGGGCCATGTTGCGGCCGGGGCACTTCGCGATTCACCCTCGGTGCGAGCGGACGATCCTCTCTCTCGAGCGGTGGGACGGGGGGCGAGATTCCGAGTGGAAGGACGCCTGCGACGCGCTCCGGTACGGCGTCTGGCCGTACGCGATCAAGGCGCCCGACGTGCGCGTCGCCGAGGACTGGCGCTCGTATTGACCGCGAGGTAGGGTGTAGACAGGCTCGCCGGCCATCGTGGCCGGCGAGAGGCTTGCGGGAGCCGCAATTCTGAACCGAGCCGTCGGGCCGTGTCCGCTCACACCGAAGGACCCAGCGGAAGTTTGCCGCTGGAACACTTCCGCGCGGGCGCACCGGTTCCTTTACGCGGGGTGGTCTCGCGACCTCGAAGGCCGCGTTCGGGAGCTGATCGGGCACGTCAAGCGAGACGCGTGGGGTCAGGTTGACCTCTCCGCAAACCTGTTCAAACAGGCCTGGAACGCCGTGGCCAAGCTCTACGACCAGGCGCCCGTCGTCGACCACGACGACGAAACGGGCAAGCTCCTCGCGGAGATCGTCGCGGCGTCCGGGTGGTGGAGCCTGGCACAACGGGTCCAGCGAGACGCGCTCGGGATCCGGGAGATGCTCGTCCACGTCCGGACCGTCGACGGCCGCCCGGTCTACCGCCCGGTCTACCCGCACACCGTGGTAGCCCGCCCGGACCCCGACGCTCCGAGCCAGCCGATCGAGATCTGGGAGGCTCGGCCGTTTGAGCTCGCCGACGGACGGATCGAGTGGTGCTGGGACCACTGGTCGGCGGACCCCGCCGGCCCCGTGCGGGACGTAATCGACGCGCAAGGCGAGGACGCGACCGAGCGAGTCGGGGAGACGCGGCTCGCGGGTCCCACGTACCCGAGGTACTCCGAGGAGGCCGGTGGAAGCCCGATCCTCCCGTACGTCCTCTATCACGCGGCCGAGACCCCCCACCTGTGGGACGCGGGGGAGGCGTTGGAGCTCCTGGAGGGGACGCTGAACGTCGCGACGTACTACAGCCTCTTCGGCCACGTCCTCCGGAGCGCGGCGTGGTCCCAGCGGTATGCCGTCAACGCAAGAATAGGGGGCACCTCCGTCGACGGAGAGGACGGATCCGAGCGCCGGTCGGTCGCGGCAGACCCCGCGACGGTCCTGCTGCTCCACCCCCTGGACGATAGCGCGCCGGTCGCGGTCGGGCAGTGGGACCCACCGACCGACCCCATGGCGATGGTGCAGGCCGTCCAGACCTACGAGACCAGGACGCTCACGGCCGCGACGGGCGGCGCGGCCGAGACCGCAAAGATGTCCGGAGACCCGCGCTCCGGCTACGCGATCTCCGTCTCACGCGACACGCAACGCGTCGTGCAGCGGCGCCTGGAGCCTGTGTTCCGCCGATCCGACCTCCGCCTCCTGTCGGTCACTGCGGCCCTCCTCGGTGCTCCGTACCCACAGTCCGGGTACCGGGTCGCGTACCGCGGGATCCCCCTGTCGGGCGACGAACAGGAAGCCGAGCGTAGGCACGTGCTAGAGCTCCTCGCGGCGGGTCTCCTGTCCCGCGTCACCGCGTACCGCCTGCTCCACCCGGGCGCGACGGAGGCAGAGGCGAGGGCCGAGGTCACCCCCGAGACCCCCCCGAACCCCCCGC